CTCTACTTTATCATAAAGAAAAAGTAGTGAGTACTTTCTCCCGTCGGAGATTTCCTCACTACTAATCTTAGTATGTTTTTGATGTTCTTCAAAAGCCTTGACATCAGTAGCAATCTTATCAATGACTTTATCCATTGGCTCGCTAGTGCCCTTGATATATTTGTCAAATTCATCAGCAGACTGTGACAACTCACGCTTAATCTTGATACGCTCATCAGAGATTTGTTTTTTGAGTTTGCGTAGGTCAGCTAAAACTTGCTTGTCATCCTTGATGGTTGCGGCCGTGACCGTGTAATTTTCATACTTGGCTACTACATCGGCTATACCTTGCTCAAACTTTTCACGGTCAATGATTTCAACCTGTGCCTGCGTTACTTTTGCTTGTAATTCTTGCATGTTGTCCTCCTAGTATTCCAAATCTTCCAATAGCTCACCTTGTGCTGGCTCATCATCAGGATCAATCACATCATCAGTTGGATAGCTTGTGTCAATCTGTCTCTGAGCTTGTTCCTGTTTCATCTGCTCAATTTGAGCCATTTTGCGTGCCATGACATCCTCACGGCTTTCAACAGGTTCCGCCTGTTTGATACGGTCAAAAGTTTCACCACCATCATCTTCCGTGTACATATTTCCCAAATCCTCAGGGAAAGCCTCACGTAGAGCATTTGCTAAGGCTGTCTTCCTGATCATGGTTGCTGGCATAGTGTTCCAGGTACTCTGTTTCTTGTCATATTCTTCACGACTGACAAAGATTTCTACAGGTACTTTGAAATTTTTCCGATAGACTCTAGCCCAACCACCTACCAAAGTATCTCCAGGTAACATGAGAGCTCCTTTGCGTTCGTGCATAACTCCATCAGTATCAACGGTTACAACACCTGCCTCAAATCCCTCATAGTTTGGATTTTGGGCAGCACGCTTGAGAAATGCCTCTTTTGAGACAATCAAGCTGAACTCTGTGCCTCCAGTTTTTTTCTTGTAAGCAACAATATAGACCTCGTTTGCTAAAGGGTTTAAGTTGCGTCCTTTGATAAGAGATAAGGCTTGCCCTACTTGTTTTTCAGTCAGCAAGTTTTGAGGGTCAAAATAGCGTTTGACATCCTGAAAAGTCCAAACACTGGTATCAATAGCAATGTCACGCTTTGCTTGTTGGGTTGATAATTGATTGTTACTCATTTCTTTCTCCTCTTCGTCTGTTTCAAATTCCATTTCTCACGCTTTAAGCGTCTGTTTTCTCGTTTCAGGGCAAGTATCAAGTCCTGTTGCTCATTGATAATCTCGCCCAGCTCTCGGCCTAGGTGGAAATAATCACACCTCAGCCGTCAGATTGTATCTAGTAATTCCTCTGTCATTATGCATCCCCTACATAAATCCATTGACCGCCTCTGAACACCCATTCATCAGGATCATGTACCTGTCTTGGTTCATCAGGTTGTAGATAGTCACGGTCATAATCAAACCATGGGTAAGTACCTTCCATACCGTACCTCCTATGCAACATACTTTCTACCTAGCTCTCTGACAAGGCGGATGTATCCTGCCTTATCAGCTAAACCTGTATCCAGCAGCTTTTCCTTCTCTCCTGCCGTGGCACGTTGCCAGACAAGGTTTTCACGTAGTTGCCATTTCATCGCTGACTAGTCCTTAGTCAAAATATCAAGCAACTTCTTGAATGAGTCTTTGACATCCTCAGTATCTTTGACTGGTTCAGCTGGCTCTTGTCCATCCAAAGTTGTCAAGGTATATTCCGCCTGCACCTTTATTAGTTCAGCGTTGAACATCTTTGTCATTGCTAAGTATTGCTCATTATCCTCACCATAAAAGTACTTTTCCGGGATTGTCAAAGCCTCGTTAATAGCACTAATCCAATCTGCCGAATATGCCAAAACCTGTGGATTGTTTTTGTACCCAGCTAAGTAGTTCCCTTCTTTATCTCGCAATACGATAAATGTGTTTGTTTGTTTCATGATTTTCCTCCTGTGGATAACTTCTGTAAATCCCTATATATATTATTTATATATAACGATTAGTTTGTTTTTAAGTTAGTTAGAGGCTTTAGCCTCTTATTGTTTATTAGTGGGCGATAGCCCCTAGATTATTATTAAGTTAGTTATTATTTTTATTTAGTTATTATTAGTGTCGGGTTTTTCAACTTTTGAAAAATACAACTTTGTAAAATTCAACTTTTGAAAAATACAACTTTGTAAAACCCGTAAGTTGTAAATTCACTCTGACGATTCACCTGTGGATAACTCATCATCAACCTTTTCTTTCCAGTACTCCCAATAGCTATCTGTGATAGGGATGTCGGAAACTAAGGGGTAGTTCTGAATTCCTCTTCCTCTCCCTAGACTTTTTCTGTAGATACGTATATAGCCGCTGTCTTTTAGTTCTTCAAAGGCATTTCTATGAGCTTCTCGACCGTTCTTTGAGCGTTTGGAAAGTTGATCGATGTACGGTCGCCAAGTATCTTTGTTCGACATCAACACAAATAGTAACCCTTTAGCTTGTAAACTAAGTTCGCTGTTTTGAGCAGGGTGATTATTTATTTTAGAGTAGTTTTCGTGTGTATTTCTTGCAATATGCTGCATAAGCCATAACCATTCCTCCTAAACTCCAACAATCACAAGTTGAAGCGTGTTATCAATCGCTGTCATGTTCGTCATATTCTTCGTCATATTCCAAAATCCTCCTCAACCGTTCATTTTCATCCCTTAATCGCTGATTTTCGATACGGTATTCGTTCCGTTGTTCAGCGATTTCGCGGACCATGTCATGCAATATTTGATTTTCCTGTTCTAGTGTGTAAAGCGGACGTGGAATAGCAGGTTTTTCTTGTTTTAAAAAATTAGCCAACCATTTCTGCATACCGTGCAATCTCCTTATCCACTTGCTGAGCGTCTCTCTTTAGCCCGTTACGAGCTTTTTCGATGTCACAGGTACTCTGATACCCCATGCCAGCTTTAAAGCCGTACAGGTAATCTCTGCGACGAATTTCTTCGAATTCTTCACGCATTTGCTTTTTCTCAATCTTCCGCTGCTCCACAACTGCCGCCGTCAAAATCGGCACAGCGAAGATTCCTAATGTTAAAATTGCTTCAGTCATATCAACCTCCAATTTACACGCATCCACTCAACCACGGCATCCCGTGGAAATCGTGGGTGCGACCCTTTCTTTTCAATCCTTGGAAAATCCTTTAGGTGTGATACCCTCTGGAATTCCGATTCATTCATGATTCCTAGCAACTTCTTGCATTGCTTACTGTTGAGTAGCAAAGGCATTGCTAGTTCTAAGTTAAACACCTCAAACACTTCCACCAATCTAACTTTTAACTGACTGATAAAACGTGATATGAGGCTTTCAGCAATGTCATCCATCTTGTCAAACCTCGCTTTCGTGTGTTATAATTTAAGTGATTTTTTTAGTAAGCCACTGTTCCCGCAGTGGTTTTTTTGTTTTTCAAGCAACATCATCAGCCAAAAATTTATTGATAAAATACTGCTGACCTTTGCCTGTAACTTTTACAGTTTTGCTAATCGAGATATGACCGTCAGCATGTGTGATAGTCGTCTCTTTGATTTCAAACAGACCTAGTTCCATAGACTTCTGCGTTGGCATGTTCCAATCACTGCCCTTGCGCTTAATGAGATAGCCGTTCTCACGCAACCGCGCAAACAAGCGATTAGCACCGATTTTAAAGCCGTTTTGACTGATTAACTTAGCTAGGTCTCCAACCAAGATAGATGAGTGACTAGCACTCACAGCGTCTGCAAATAGCACCTTGGGTTTATCCGCCTCAATCTGTGCTTCCAGCTGATGCACCTTCTTGTCAGCCAATAGCAGAGCGCGAGCCATAATCTTCTCTGGACTGTTGAAGTCCTTTTCTATTTGGATAAAGTACTGCCGTACCTGCTTGCCTCGGTCTGTCCGTTGGATCATAGCAATTTCCTTGGCCATGTCCAGCTTGATAATATGGTCAACCGCTCGACGACCTCCCGTACTTTCGCTCAAATTTGAGCAGAAGTCCTGTCCTTCGACAAATCCATATTCGGTCATTCTAGGGAACCAGTCCTTATATGCCGTCTTGACACCCAAAGCCTCATGCAACTGCCGACCAGACACAACAGGCTCTTGATTATCATTCACACTAACGTTGATAATTTCGTTCATAAAATTCCTTTCTGATTTGATATAATTAAAATAAAAACGATTGGAGAAATATTATGATATTTCAAGCAAAAATAAATTCTTCTGTTTCTAGACCTGTAACTATCGATGATATCTGTCCAAATTGTAAAAAACCAACCAATCCACATCTGGTGAACTCTTCTTATTTTCCTCTCGGCGAAGAAAAAACAAGTTTGGTCTTAACATTTAGATGCTTAGGTTGTAAGCACTTCTGGACAGAAGAATTTATAGCAACAAGGCATCGGATTAATTCCTACACCGATAAATACGAAATCGAACATCTTAAAGTTACTCCTAGCCTCCCAAGTGATATACCTATTTCTGACGATGTAGAATTAGTTTCCCCAATCGGTAAACAAATCTATGTTCAAGCCCTAAAAGCAGAACATGAACAACTCGACCACATCGCAGGAATCGGCTATCGAAAGGCACTTGAGTTTTTTGTTAAAGATTTCTCTATTGTCACAAATCCTGATGACGAAGATAAAATCATTAAAATGCCGTTAAAACAGGTTATCGAAAAATATATCAAGGATGATGACCTTAAAACATTTGCACTTGCATCTGCTTATATTGGCAACGACGAAGGTCATTACTATAGAAATAATCCTGATAAAGATTTTTCTCATCTCAAAAATTACCTTCACGGAGTTATTCACTACATGGAAATGAAACTCAATTTTCTTGATGCTCAAGAACTTGTAAATCGCTCAAAGAAATCTTAGCGTCAAGTTCATCCACCTTCTCCGCAATATATGTCACAGTCCTCAGTATTTCATTGAGGGCTGTTCTTTCTAGTTCGTTCATCCCTTTCTCCTTTCTAGTTTGGTTGACCTTTCCCTACTCAATACCCACAATCCGCTTGCGTGTGATTGTTTCCTCGACAATTTGGATATGTCCCAATCCTTTCGTAAAAACAAAGCTTGCAACAGCCGTACGCGACCTACCGCTACCGATAGCCAAATCATCTATTTGGTCGTAGATTTCCTTTGGTATCGCAATGGTGTAAAGCCCACGATCGTTTTTGACCCCTGCCGGTCGTCCTTTCTTGTTCATGTCATTCTCCTTTCCATAAATAGCAGAGCTGTACACTCAGCCCACAAACATCTTACTTAGCTGTACCTGCTTTGCTTGTTTTAATAATTCTATGATTGTCTCTTCCTTGGCTTCCATCTTCTCAATCACATCCAGATACCTTACAATTTCCGCTTGTTTCTCCAAGTCCGTATGGATTTTCAGCTTCATCTCGTTCAGGGTACCCATCTGGATATTTAGTCCCGTCTGGACTGTATAGATGAAACGCCCTGCTTGGTAAGAAATAGCATGATAGAGATACTTGGGCAACACCTTGTCATTCGGCAAAAATACAGCGTAATGACTTGGGATTTCCTTTTCTTCAGCATGGTAAAGTACTTGCCCTCTCGTCGCGCTAATTTGTATCAAGGTACAGCCAGCGGGATAAACCTTGCCACTCGACCGTTCTATGCTTGCTAGTTCTGTAATTTTGACTAATTTCATTACCATAATGTTAATTGCTCGCTTTCTTCTTTGATTAACTCGGAAAGGCTAGGCTTGTCCACATACTTAGACAGTAACTGCTGGTCGTTTTCCAGTTCTTCCTGCTCGGTTGGATCTGTCGCCACCAGTTGCCCAAACAATCTGGCAAACTCTCGCTCCGTTTCAGCAATTTCCTTGTCGATCTCTATCAACTCCCTCAAGATGACCCCTAAAGGTTGAACTTCTTCAGGGATGAAAGTATCGACATAGCGGGGAATATTCAAGTTGAACCCATTCTCGACAAGCTCCTCCCAGTCAGCTAGGTAAGAAAAACGCTCTGTTGTCATTCTCAAGGACACCACCGCAGCAATCTTCTTGATATGCTCCACATCCAAACTGTTCTGTGCTTTGCCCTTGGTAAATTCATCCTTGGCATCCACAAAGAATACATCTTTCTGACTTCGCCCCTTTCTCAAGAGCAAAATCGCAACTGGGATACCTGTATTCAGAAACAGGTTAGGTGCTAGACCGATAATGCTATCAATCACTCCATGTTCCAGCAACTGCTGGCGAATGGTTCCCTCACTGTTTCCACGAAAGAGCACACCATGCGGTAGGATGAGAGACATGGTCCCGTCTTCCTCCAGTTGATGAAACCCATGCAAGAGAAAAGCAAAGTCAGCCTTGGTCTTAGGTGCCAGACCATAACGGTCAAAGCGTTCATCACTGATAGGTGTCCAAGCCATTGAGTAGGGAGGGTTGGAGATAACCACATCCACCTTCCTATCGGTCGGGCTGTCTATCTGACGGATAACCCCATCCCTAATAGCGTATACGTTGAAGTGCTCTCTGGTCAGACTATCGCCGTGGATCACCTCGGCATCAATCTTGCGAATAGCCAAGTTGATCAACAAGAACGGTATCACCCTTGCCGAAAACTCCTCACACCTCACAAACTCCACATCTGGATGATGGTTCAGATATTGGATGGTCAGACTGCCCGTACCTGCACAGATGTCCGCTAAGCTCTTGCCACTTCTGGACACCCTCGCCAGCAATTCCGCCACACCATCAGGCGTGTAGTCCTGTTTCAACTTTTTACGGTCAGCCCCCTCTTCCTGAAAGAAGTCGCGGAACTGGTCCAGTTGCCTATCGCCATAGATGATAGCAATGCGAGCGAGTAAGTCAGACTGCTCAGGGCTGAACAGCTTTGTCATTAGAGTCTGTGGAACTTCAAAAACCTCTTTGACCCCGCATATTTCTAAAATGGATTCTCTAATTGTCAAACTCAAAGCTCACCCCATTTAGTAGTAGATCAGACTGAAAATCTACGAAACGCTCCACCATGTCCGCCTTAGCAACGTTACTATTTGAAACCTGCCGCAGAAAGTCGTCAACATCTGTCACATCACACTTCCACTGGCTAGCACGAGTATGCACCACATCTAGCGTCAAACCCTCGCATTCAACTGTATAGCTGATCTTTTCTCCATTGTTTGTGTAGTTTTTGATAATCATATCATTCTCCTTTCTGTAAATAGCAGAGCTGGTGTGTTTGTGTTATTTTTGTCAACTTCGTTATGAAATTAAAATGGCCGCTAAGACCTTCTGAGGATCTACACCGATTACCTCAGCTAGTTTGGCCATTTCATCACCATCAAAACGCTCTTTAGGCTTTTTCTGTTTTCTGTAAAATCCAGAACGAGTTAAGCCCATGCGTTCTGCAATGACATTTCTTTTCATACCGCTATCGTTGAGTAGTTTTTCAAATGCGGTTTCTGTCAATAACCATCACTCCTTTCTATGTAAATAGACCAATCAGCCACCAAATCAAGCCAACCAGCCCGACCAGTGCCAACAGATTAAGCAACAATCCACCCTTGATAGAGATAGTCGTCTTTGCCCTGCCATCCTGACTGACAAAGGTCTTTTCATAACTACCAAAGAGAATTTTTTTCCAACTCATAAGATACTCCTTGCGGGAAGTACAGCCAATGTGGTACACTATACCTATCCCTCTTACGAGGGAGGGAGGCTCCTGCCCCCCTACTTAATCAAGCTACCACTCGATTAAGTATTTTACTCGAAGTCTAAACCAGAAGAATTGAATGTCAAATTCGATTTCTCTGCGTTTAGGCTTTTTTTCGTGTCTTGCCATTGGCTGTACCTCCTGTGTTATTAGGCTAATTCCTTAACCTTGATTATATTATACGACTTTGTTTCCTTTTTGTCAACACTTTTGTGTTAAAAAAGTCAACTTTTTTGAAAATATCTTGTTATCGTTTTTGTTGACAAAATGTAAACATGATTATATAATGAAGAAAAAAAGGAGGACACAGTATGGATACTCAAATTGCTTTTCCTGCAATGGTTAAACAATACAGAACAGCAAGCTCTCTCACCATGGAACAGTTAGCAGAAAAGATAGGAAAAACAAAATCAACCATTTCAAAGTGGGAAAAAGGAACACGTTCTCCCAAAATACAGGAAATTGAAGAATTGGCAAATTTCTTTGGAATTGATCCGCAAATTATGATGTTTGGTAAATCCTACACCCCCACTACAGCCCCTAACAGCCTCATAGAGCAGATTTCGGACAAGGTGGTACAATTAACCGAACCCAACCAGAAAAACGTGCTACGCTACTCTAGCGAGCTTCTAGATAAACAAAATACAGTAGCATACAGTAAGAATACAGTAAACGAACCTCAAGCCACTTACTACACTTACAACTACTACGACCAACCCGCTTCCGCTGGCACAGGTCAGTATCTGAATGATGTAAAGGTCGAAACAATCGAATTACCTATTGAAGTGGACGCTGACTTCGTTGTCCCTATCTACGGAGACTCCATGGAACCAGAATACCACTCAGGCGATTATATATTCGTCAAACTATCCGTAGATCTATCTGACGGCGACATCGGAGTATTCGCTTATAACGGCGACGCCTACATCAAGCAACTCCGTATCACAGACCAAGGCGCCTACCTCCACAGCCTGAACCCAGACTATGACAACATCCCCATCACAGCAGACACCGACTTCCGAACCATCGGCGAAGTCGTGGAGGTGTATAGGGAGAGGTAAATTCAACACCAGAAATAAATATCCTTGACTATTTCACTCATTTTGGTATAATGAGGTTAGTCAAAAGCCTTGTTCGTCAAGGATACGATATTTATTTATAAAGCCTTGTTCGTCAAGGACAAACAGTCTGGTGTACTTTTCTAAGTGCACCTTATTTTTTATCAAGGAGTTACCATGACATTCCAACAAGGAGAAGTCTACCTTGTCAATTTCACACAAAAAGGCGGAAATGAATTTTACGGCAAGCACTACGCTATCATTCTGACACCGCCCGATAAAACAGACGGCACACTCTTGGCTGTACCATTAACAGGTAAAAAAGCAGGTAAAAAGTACCGAGGTGGTATCACGCTGGATAATACCAAATACCAAGACACACCATCAAAACCCAAAGCCTACGCCTATGTCCGAAAAATACAAGAAATTGACAAACGCAAAATCATCTACAAGACCAAAAAGCAAGTAGACTCCTCTGGAGTTCCCCTCACTGACAAATCAGGAAAGGCACTATTCCAGAAAATCTACAAACCAGCCTACCAACTCGACCAGACAGATTTGGACAAGTTAAAAGCAAAAATCAAAGAAGTCTTGCAATTAGATATCGAATAACAAAAAAATCCCCACACTCTCCGCCGACCAAAGCTTGAGTGTAGGGTAATTCCGTATAGTAAAAACCTGCTTTGCAGTAGGTCTCTTTACTATACCCATTTTATCAAATTAGAAAGGGTAAATCAATGGCATATTTTAGAAAAAGGGATAACGGATGGGAATACCGTATCTCATATAAAGCCCCAGACGGCTCATATAAGCAGAAATCTAAGTCAGGATATAGAACCAAGGCAGAGGCTGTTCAAGCAGCATCCCAAGCTGAAATTGAGCTGTCCAACGGCATTGTGGAAGATAAGAACATTACCCTTGCTGAATACTTTGAAAAATGGATGCTTGTCCACAAGAAGCCTCATGTCGGACCAGAAACATTTGGTAAATATGAATATACCCTTAAACTGATTACTATATACTTTCACGAAACGAAACTCTCGAAAATAAACGCTACTTCCTATCAAAACATTATAAACGAACTGGCAAAATGTTATGTGAAAGATAGTGTCAAAAGGTTCAATTCGCATATAAGAGCAGCAATTAAAGTTGCTATCCACCAAGGGATTTTAAAAAAAGATTTTACCGAAATTGTCAAGATTTTCTCCGATGTCGAATCCAAGAAAGAGGAGGATAAGTACTTGGAACTTGATGAATACGAACAAGTAATCACAGATTATCGAAAGACAATTAAGTACCAGTCCCACTTCTTCCTGTACACTATCGGAAAAACCGGACTTCGTTTCTCGGAAGCAGCAGGCATTACAGAGCCTATCGTTGACCGCGAAAATATGTGTTTACGAATCCGCAGGACTTACAAGGTTTACGGAAAGAAGAAAGGTTGGGGACCTACTAAGAATCCGCAATCAGAACGAGATGTGCCATTTGATAGTGAGTGGCTGAAAGCATACGACGAGTACATGAAAGTTGGATATATAGACAATCCAGATAAAAGATTGTTTACCAAATTGACAGGGACTGGCGAAAATAAAATTTTAAAGAAAAAGACACGTCAAACATTTAATGTACACGGCTTACGTCATACCTACGTTAGCTGGCTAATCTATCATGACGTGGACGTTGTGACCATTGCCAAGTTAGTAGGACACAAGGATGCGACCGAAACATTGAAAACATATTCGCACTTATTCAAGGCAAAACAAGAAGAATCATTCGACAAAGTCAGAAATTTAATGGAAAAATTTGGGGCGGATTTGGGGCGAGAAAGTTAAAAACCCTTGTTTATCAAGGGTTTTTGTTGTATTTTCATCTCCCCTGTAGGGATCGAACCTACGACCCACGGATTAAGAGTCCGCTGCTCTGCCAGCTGAGCTAAGGAAGGTAAAAAATAAAAATGCTGTATTGGTACCGGTTATCCATGGATTGTATTGATCCCGCACGCTAAAAGCAGGTGGGTGACGCGTTTCTAACTTAGTTGCTTCTGGGTGTGCTAGCTTGCATACTGTTAGAGGATCTTTGTCTCCCTAGTAATACAAAAATAGTCGGTCAACACATAGGTATGAATTCGTATACCACAGCAGTTCTTATTTATGATTTAATAATACCACTTTTTTTTGAAAAATCAAGAGAAAAATGGCAAAAATGTAAGCGGTGTCAAAGCGTGTGTACCCAAAAACCAGTTCTATCAAGGATTTTGGCGTCTATTTTTTTTCAAATTTTTTATCTTTTCTTGTGTCATGCCCAAGGCACGCTCGTATTTTCCAGTGTCGTTGGCGGTGAAGTAGTCCGCAGCTAGTAACTTATCGGGCAGGTATTGCTGGTCCACCCATTTTTCAGGATAGGCATGCGGATACTGGTAGCCAATAGCATTTCCCAGCTCCTTGCTGCCAGCATAGTGGCCATCCCGAAGATGATTTGGAATGGGCAGATGGCCGTTTTTCCGCAAATCAGCCAGAGCTGCATCCATAGCCAGATAGGCAGAATTGGACTTGGGAGAAAGAGCCAAATCAATCACCACATTGGCAATCAAAATGCGTGCCTCTGGAAAGCCAATTTTCTGGGCGGCTTCAAGGGCCGTCACCGTATGAATCTGAGCCTCTGGATTGGCCAAGCCGATGTCTTCGTAGGCAATGACCGTCAAGCGACGGGCCAGACTAGGCAGATCTTCGGCCTCAATCAAACGAGCGGCGTAGTGGAGGCTGGCATTGACATCGCTACCTCGAATGGATTTTTGTAGGGCGGAGAGGATATCGTAGTGGGCATCGCCGTTCTTGTCCATGCTGATGTAGGACTTTTGCAGGCTATTTTCCACGGCGTCCAGATCAATGTGGCGGCTACCGTCGTCACTTTCCTTGGTCGAAAGCACAGCCAGTTCTAGAGAATTGTAAGCGGCACGAAGGTCACCGTTTGTCGCATTTGCCAGAAAATCCAGGGCCTCAGGTTCAATGGTGACGGGAAAATCAAAACCACGTTCGCTGTCTGTCAGAGCCAGTTCCAAGGCCTGTCGGATGTGACTGGTTTTCAAAGGTTGTAATTCAAAAATCTGCACCCGACTGCGAATGGCAGGCAAAATTGAGAAGAAGGGATTTTCCGTCGTTGCTCCAATCATGATGATATTGCCGTTTTCCAAAAGAGGAAGCAGGAAGTCCTGTTTAGTCTTGTTGAGGCGGTGGATTTCATCGAGCATGAGGACCAGGCCACCAGAAAATTTAGCTTCTTCAGCGATTTCCTGCAGGCGTTTTTGGTTGTCTGTCGTGGCATTAAAGGTTCGAAAGGCATACTTGGTCGTACCAGCAATGGCGGACGCAATCGAGGTCTTACCAATCCCTGGCGGACCGTAGAGAATCATGGACGACAGCATATTGGCATCAATCATGCGACGGATAATCTTTCCAGGACCGACCAGGTGTTCCTGACCGATGACTTCATCAATGGATTTGGGCCGCATACGAAGGGCGAGATTGGCTGGCAT